CACCGCCTTACGTTTAAACAGCACTATGTCCTTAGGATAGGCTTGGAGTAGTCTCCCCGCTAGATCTCCCTCTGCCCATCTAGTCATGATCACAATGGTCTTTCCGCCGTGTTCTAGACGTTGCTGTGCGGTGTTGTTGTACCATAGCCATGATTTATCTAGTGAAGCCTCATTGTAGGCCTCTTCTGCGGACTTAATAATGTCGTCAATTAGCAGTAGTTTGGCTCCAAACCCTGTGGCTGTTCCTGTAGGGCTAGTGGCGATGTAGTTTGGAACCCTACTAGCGGTAGTCTGCCATAAGTTCACGCCAGAGTTCCCGTATTCTAGTTTAGTGTTCGGAAAGATGTCGCTATATACAAGCTCATCTCCTACCTTAGCAGTGCCAATAGTGTCCCTCACCTTACGGCTAAACGTAGAGCTTAGGATCTCATTATAGCTAGCTGTCATGATCGGCAGCGTCGGGTCTTGGCCTAGCACCCACTCCACGAAGTTGCCGGCGGTTAAGCTCTTGCCATGCCTTGGCGGGAGGCAAATAATCAGAATATGACGATCACTCTCACGATAGAACCACTCTAGCGTGTCGCATAATTCTTTGAGGTAGGTAATGTCATCTGCATAAAAATCAGGGTACATTTTCTGGCAATATCGCCAAAACTCTCTCCTCGCTAGTAATATCTCAACGTGGTTATAGTCTAGGATCATGTTTTATCGCTCCTAAAAACCAAACAGATTTAGTGTTTTGATGTCAAAAATGTGGGTTTGGCTTGGAGAATAGCTTTTAGTTCTTCTGTGGTTAATCCCTCGTATGGGTCTGATACTTCGACCTTAGTGATAACAGTACTCTTAGGAGAGCCATAAACCTCTTGTATCATGCCCCTAATCTCATCCCATTCCCCCTTGCTAATAAATGACGCTAGTTTTCTCTCAAATAGAGGGGCGTCCTTATCTTCGTACACTTCCATTAGCTCTTTCTCGCTCATCTTCATCATCTTCTCGAGCTTATAGCGTGGCGTGTCTTCTTTCTTCCAGAATCCTCGCCCTTTAGGATTCCCGTTTGGTTGCCCAAACTGGTATTCTTTCGGGGGGGCAGTTCCACTAATACTACTGACGCCCGTTCCCTTACCACCCCTAGCCGGAGTATTGGCTTTCTTTTTTGTCTCTGTATTTACTTTGTTCATTTCTTCTTACCCTTACGGTTATATTCATAAACGGCCATAAATAGGCCAACTACTAGGATCACCATTGAAGTTAGGGAGAATAGCAAAAACCCTGCTATTGTTAGTTGTCCTAGTATGACGATTATTTGCCACATGATTTCCATTAGTTTCATCACTGCCATCTTTTACTCCTTAAAATCATTAAAGTTCGTGTCTTCCGCGTATTCTCTTATTTTTAACTTTCTTCGCTTAGCACGCTTTTTGAGTTCATCACGCCTAAAATCCCGCTCCCTTGGTTTATAACTTTTCTCCCCCTTTCTGTGGAGCTTACCATAGGTTCTCACTCTTCTTCTCCAATAAACTCTTTATATTCAATCTTGCTATGCGTTCCGTTGTAGTATTTCATGGCTTCATCTATTCCCTTGTCTTCACAGAATAGGGCGGTCTTTAGAATTATAGTGGCTTCATTAGCTAGTCGCTTAAATGTCTCCTCTCGGACGTCTTCATTGAGGAGTTTAATGTCTGAATAGGTCTGATCTAGAATTGCCTTAACTACTTTAGTTATAGTACTACGCTTCATGCCTATTAACCTCTTTATAAACTCTTAACCTTCCTATCAGCCTCTCGGTCTTCTCTCTAGGTCTAAACTCGGCGCGCTTAATCTCCTCAGCTATAGAACCAAGTGGCCTTCCGGTGCTAGACACTACTTCTAGTTGGATAAAGCCATTACCTATGGTCGGGTAAAAGGTTGCGATCCCTTTACCATGGGTTAGCTTTAGGAATATTCCACCTCTAATATCTCGATCCGGCAAGGCTCTGATATTAGCGTATCCATTTTGGCTTAGTATCTTCACTAGCCAAAACTTTAGAGCTGGGGTGATCTCCCCCAAGGTAATCACCCTTAAATTGCGAATTAAGGAGACATTGATTGCATTGGTCGCCGACGCTCTTAGCTCCTCAAATGTTAAGTTAATATTTGGTTTTATCTCCACCTCGTTCTCCTTATACTTATTTTTCTTATTATACAACGGGGGAAGTTCCTTGAATATGACCAACAAAAAGTCCCCCTAGTGGGGGGGCTTTCTGAAAATAATCAGGTATTGGAATACGTTTTTATTATATCTCTTATTGTTATAAATGCCAATAGTGGTTCGGGCTTAAGATGTAATAGATTATCAGTGGGAACCCGAAGCAGAAGTAGCCCATAGTACATACTGCTATTAAAATGCTATGTCCTTTCTGCTGTCTCGTATAAACAATGTTTCCTGTATTATTTAAATCCATGCTAGTTTTCATTATTCTTTCTCCTTTTCTTCCTTTTCAATCTTTTTTAGTTCTGCTTCTATGATCTTCTCAATTCTAAATTCCAGCTTAGCGGTCTTGTGCCTTAGTCTATCTATACTCCATAATCTCCACAGAGCTACAGCCGTTAAAGTTAAGTTCACTATAAGTACTATTGAAGCCACTATGACTGCTACTGAAACCGTTATGTTTAAAATCTCCATTAAAAGTCTCCCTCAGCTACCTGCAAGCACTTTAGTCCAAGACTTCGCCACATGTCGACAACTTGGTTTCTGTCATCTAAGACGAACTCAACGTCGTAGTGATATCTGATATAGTTCTCAAATAATTCTCGTTTTATCACTGTGTCTTTTCTGTTGTCATTCTCACTTCGCATAAACAGTATTGCATGGTGGGGGATGCCATTTTCTCTTAACCACTCCTCTGTTTTTTCTCGGCATACCTCATCACGCCCAGAGACTAAAATAATGACATATTTATCTTTTACTGTATTAAGTAGGTTTTTAATATTTGGATCAACCTCATCTTCGCCGACCCTGCTCCAGTCAAATGGGCTTCGGTCTTTCATGTGTGCTAGCGTACCGTCTATGTCGCAGATAATTGCCTTTGGGAGGCTCTCATCCCGCTCGTAAACGGCTGGTTTAGGTTTTAAGTATTGGTTGTACATTCTACGGATTACCGTCTCACCTACGCCGTTAGGGCGCTTATTATCACGATCTATACACATTTCCAGTGGGATATCGAAAAACTTAACCTCGACCTCTGCACTATACTGATAAGCTAAGGCTCTAAAAAAGATTTCATGATTTGGGTTAAAATTCGTGTCATCAACTATAACATTCTTGCCAAGCTTAAGGGCATTCTCTACAAGTTCTCGCTCTGTCCTTACAATATGCTTCTCAAGTTTGCCAGAGAATACTCCACCATTCATCATGGCTCTTAGATCGTCTTTATTGACCCTAACCCAGTTATGGTTTACTGATACTAGCTCCTTAGCGTAGGTGGATTTTCCTGAAGCCGGAAGCCCCTTTAATATTAAAATTTTCATTTCTCTCCTTTCGGTTTAATTGCTTTCCAAACTTTTGCCTCTATGCTTTTTCCCGACCTGATGGCAAAAATATATTCTCGCATTTCTTTAATCGCTTCATCATCAGATAAGGCGATTTCTTTATTGGTCATATTGACTGTATCTGCAAGAACTTGGTTGATTTTGTCAAATAGCTCGTTGTATTCAAGAAGTAGTTTTCTTTCGGTCTCATCTAACCACTTGATAAACTCCTCTGGGATGTTCATCCTGTCTATTCTTTGTCCATTAGACAAGGCTTCCCAAACTCTCTTCGTGGTAAACTCGGTAACGATACGATGAAGTCTAATGTATTCATCAGTTTTATACTTCAACCGATAGCTTCCATAGTTGACCACTACACCCTCGTGGAGTCCGTCTTTATTCAGGATATTAACATCTAACAGAGTCTCATAGCTATATAACTTTGGTTTCTCAAACTTAAACTCGTCAGAATAGATGTCAATATCTTTACCTGTTATGCTGTCGATGATAGCGAGGAGGACTAGTTTTCTCTCATCGCCATAGTTCAAGACAATTTGGTTGTCGGGATGGATAAGTTCGAAGTGATAAGTCCAGCCCTCTTTGAAGCTGTAGTT